TGCTGACCATGCCACTATCTCTGTCCAGGTGTCGGACGTTCCAAGGCCTGAATACCGGGATACGTTCACCGTTGGCGGTGTTCCGTGGAAAGTCTACCGAGACCCAGGTAAGGGGAGTATCTCAAAGGGCGCTGGTGACACCTGGGTGATTGAAATCAGCTCAAAGGAAAGGTTTGGGGGGATCCAGTGAATACAAACAGCATTATTGACGCCGCAACAACCGCCGTGGCCGCCCAAGCAGACATAGAGGCATGGAGTCAGGAGCAATACGGAATGAGCTACAATGTTTTTGAAAACATTGACCTTCGTGATCCTCCTGATCCTGATGAGTGCCCTGCCATAGTAGTTCGTCCCCTCACCAAGGCCGGCGGCATGAACCGGCCAGTGAAGACTACGGATATCGGTGTTGATTGCCTGGTTTTCGATGAAAGAAAAAACCAAACGGCATCGGGGGTGATCCAATTTCTGGGCAGCAGAATGGTGGAAGAATTACGTAAAATGATTTTTGCCAAGATTCAGGCAGCCATCCCGAGCGATCTCCATATTGTTGACCTGGAGGTTGATTATGACACCGTTGAGCAATTTCCGTATTGCTGGTGTGGCATGGCAATCACCATCGAGCAAGAACAATTAATAGGGGTTAATCCCTACGAATAGGAGTAATTATGGGAGATCAGGCAACAGGTGCATTATCGAAACTGGTGATAGGATTTCAGACGGACGCCATCACGGCGGCCACAGCCGGTTTTGTGATGCCGTTTAATAGCTCTGGCCTGAAAGGGAGCAGAAATCAGTTCACTCCCGCAACCATGCGGGGAAACCTGAACCCCACGGAGCCCAGCGACGGGAACGAAAGTGTGGCCGGGCAGATTGTTGTCCCGGTGGATAGCATTGCCATGTGGTATTGGCTCAAAGCTGCATGTGGAGCACCGACCACCACGGGTTCGGCATCACCGTGGACTCACAAGTTTAAAACCGGCGACCCTGCGAACCTCAGGCCCTACATTACCATTGAGCATCAATATCTTGATTTGGCTACTCCTCAGTATTTTCAATACTTGGGATGCAAGGTGATGTCCATGGCTCTTTCCATGGGGGAAGATGCGGAGTTCGTAGCCACTCTTGATTTTGTGGGGATTTCCGAAACGATCACCACATCCAGCTTTGACGGTTCTCCTACCACGGTCACTATGTCTCGGCTGAAGAATAATCAAATGACCCTCAAGGAGGGAGGCTCCAACATTGCCAATGCGAAAAGCCTCTCTTGTAATATTGGCTGGAAATGTGACAACAGCCAGTACGTTATCGGTGCCGGTGGTACGCTTGGGTCGATACCAGATGGGGTGATGGAAGTAAAAGGAGAGTTGGCGGCGCTGTTTGAAAATATGATTTTGCTGGACAAGGCCAAAAATTCAACAGAGTCGAGCCTGGAAGCGGCCTTCACAGCTTCGGCGGATTCATCGCTTACCCTGAAATTCCCGGAAATAAAATACACCCCTAATTCTCCCGGAATCCCAGGCCCTCAGGGGATTGCTATTAATCTCCCTTACGGAGCTTACTATGACAATTCCACGGAAGCAACTAGCGTCCAGGCAACCCTTATCAATACGGAGGAACACGCATGAGAACTGTAACCATTGGAAATAGGGATATCGAAGTTCGCTCCCTGACCCGAAGGGAGATCAAGAACCTGAAAGACCAGGGGTACACCTATATAGGGTGTAGGCCGAATCCGAATAACCCTGAAGGTGTGGTTGACGATGCATTAGTCTTGATCCTCGATGAAGACACGAATAAGTACCTTGACACCCGCCCCATGGCAGACACCATCAAGGTGTGGCGAGGTATTCTTGATGAGACATACAGTAACCGGGACGAGGAAAAAAACTCGCAGAGCACTTCAGGTGGTACGCAGACCGAAAGCGAGCCGAGTACTGCAAAACCTGTGGTGCCAGAACAGTAGAGCTCCAGCCAGGAGAGATAAGAAAATGTGTCACGTGCGAGTACGGTCGCCCGCCGGACCTTATGCCAGAGAACGATGAGGCTTGGAGGCTGTACCAGGAGGTTAAAACCCAGTGGAGGGCGGGAGGCTCGGGGTTTATCGGGTTAGATTACCCAGAAGTCAGGCGAGGCGCCAGGGAGATAGGGCTCTCCTGGACTATTGGTTTAAAACGGAAAATTCAAGCTTTGGAGTGGGAGGTGTTGAGTGGGTGATATGGGCGCGAAGATAACCCGGGATAGCCTGAATGGCTTTCAAGAGGCGCTGAAACGCGGTCAGGAAAAAGCCGATAAAGCCCTCAATACTGCCGTCAAAGTAACCGCTTTCAAGGCTAAAAATCTCCTTCAAAAAGAGATAAGGAGCGGGGGTGTTGGCGGACAGAAAACGGAACCGCTCTCTTATATTGCTCGGCGCCTGTGGGGTAGGTCTCCAAACCGTGCCCCGCTTCGGGCTCTGGCTACGGGTGTAAGGTATGCGGTCCGTAGTAAAAAGCCATACACCATGGCTGTGGGATTCATCCCCGAGCGGTCTGGCGGGTGGGTTAACACTGCGAGAAAACATGAAAAGGGATTTGAACGAACTATCTCCCCGGGGCTCCGCAAGATGATCATCGACAAAGGGGCAGAGCTCGGTTCGGTCGATGGTGGAAACACCCCGTTTTTCCTTAAAAAATCCACGCGGAAATTAAAGACCCCAGGTCGACCCTTGGTGAAGCCTTTCTGGGATAAATACCGTGATCAGTTTCAAGCCAAAATTAAGAAAAATTTCCGAGCTAAAATGAGAGGAGAAAGGATCTGATGTCGGACGCAAAACTTGAAATCCTGTTGACAGCCAAGGACGTCACCTCCGGGGCCTTTAAATCTGTTGAGGCCCAGTGTAAAGAGTTGACAAGCTCCGTCTTTTCTCTCAATACCGTCTTGGGCACCCTGGTCGGGGTAGCAGGGTTCGGGGCCCTGGCTAAAGTCTCCATGGACGCCACGGCAGAAATGCAGAAAAATGCAACCATGGCCGGGGTCAGCACTGAAGCTTACCAGGAACTCACCTATGCCGCCGGGCAGTACATGATAAGTCAGGACGCCCTTACAGACGGCATGAAAGAGCTTGCTCTCCGAACAGACGAATATGTCCAGACCGCCGGAGGCTCAGGTAAGGAAAGTTTCGAGCGTCTTGGATTTACTCAAGCCGATCTAAATAAAAGACTCAAGGACACCCCGGGCCTTCTCCGTGAAGTGATCAAGCGCATGGAGGATCTTGACACGGCTGCCCAGATCCGCATTGCGGATGAACTGTTCGGCGGTACTGGTGGAGAGCAGTTCGTGGCCATGATAGATGCCGGGGCGGATGCCCTGGACGGCTTGACCAAAGAAGCCCGGGCGCTTGGTGTGGTTATGAGTGACGATCTTATAAAGCAGAGTATCCAGGCGAAAAAAGAGATTGACTCTCTTACAACGGTCCTGTCTTCTCAATTCCAGCGCACTATTGCTGAGCTTGCGCCGGACATCAAAGAAGTGGCAGAGTATACCGGGGACTGGGTGAAAAACAACAGGTCTTTGATCCAAGAAAAGGTGCCGGAATATGTGGGAGATATTCGAGACACATTAAAATCCACAAAAGCAATATATGACTCTATTCCCGATGAGATAAAAGGCCCTGCTGGCATGGGGATTGTTGGCGCCACGTTGCTTGGAGGGAAAGCTGGAAAAGCAATTTTAGTTCTTGGCACCTTGAACAATACATTGAAATCGGTCAATCTCGATTTAGGTCACCTGGCAGACACCTGGGAACGTGGTGGAAAGGCGACACAAAACATACTCGATGTACTTTCCGGTAAACGAGATTGGAATACAGGGGAATTAAAAGGCGTAATAGAGGGGTGGCAAGACTATAAGGTAACCTCTTTAGATACAGAGGACAATGGTTCCTCCAAGAATCCACCACCAGCTACGCCCCCGCCATCTTCTACGCCCAAAACCGAAGCCTATCGCAAAATGGTTGCAGAGCTAAAAAAAACACAAAATGCGGCTCGCGCGGCTCAGGTGGATTATGTTGATTCGTGGGAACTGGCGTATAGAGATCGGTATGATGTCGCCCAAAGGGCCAATCAAGCCATCTTTGATCTCGAAGATGCGGCCGTAAAATCATACTCCAAGCCTGCAAGCGAATATACAGATTCGTGGCTCCAAAAAGCTGAAGGAATGGAGGCGGCCGCAGAACGAGCGACAGATATTTTAACTGGAAATACTATGGACTCTCTGGAAGTGATCGAATATGCGACCACAGATGTTTTTTCCTCCATGGAAGAACAGTGGGTCTCTTTCTGCACCGGCGGTGCCGTTTCCTTTTCTGATTTCGCCAAGTCTGTGGTTGCCGATATTGCTAGGATTACCTTTCAGGAAAATGTGACACAACCAATGGGCGGCGCGGTCAGCACATTTGTGAGCGGCCTTTTCAATGCCCCGGCCAACGCCCAGGGCAATGCCTTCGATCAATCAGGCGTGCAAGCCTACGCCCAAGGCGGTGCATTCACAAACCAAATTGTCAGCGAGCCCACCATGTTTGCCCACGGTGGCGGTTTTGGGGTGATGGGAGAAGATGGCCCGGAAGCAATTGTGCCTCTGAAACGCATGCCAAGCGGTAATATGGGAGTTGAGTTCCAGGGATCACAAACTCAAGGACAGCAAGTCATAAACCATTACCATATCACCGTCAATGCCCTGGACGCTCCCAGTGTTCAGGCATTGCTTTTGGAGCATGCAGAAACGATTGGGGCGGCGGTGGTTATGGATTATAAAAACGACGGAGTCTCAAGGAGTGGTTTAAATGGCTGATTATCCTGCAACCCCCCTACCGGTTTACACCTTCACGGAGGGCGTTGAATTTAAAACGAATGTGTTCGAGGCCGAGAACGGCAGCGAACAGGCAGCGAGCAAATGGGCATCCGGACGGCGCAGCTTCACCCTGGTTTACCAGCAGCAGACGGTTGATACAATCTGGGCTTTTTTCAATGCCAAAAAAGGCCGGGGGGTTGCTTTTACCTTTGATCCTCATGATTTTCTCCCGACCAAATACGCCTCTGAATTGATTACCTGCCGGTTCCTTGAAGATAAAGCGGGCCGGGAGTTCAAAATCCTCGACCGCTTCGGAATCAGCTTCACAATCCGGGAGTCCAAATAGATGCACGCAGATTTCCTGACAGAGAAAAATAAACGCGATGTCTCAGACATCAACCTGTACCAGCTGCATATCTCGGCCACAGATATCATCTATCTGGCAGAGCGGGACGAGAACGTGACGTTCGGCGGTCAGATATACCAAGCCAGCTCTGTTAAACGCCAGGACATTGAGTCAAAAAAAGACGGGACCCTGGGCCGGTCGTCTATCGTCGTGCCGGACGTCAATGGCATGGTTTGGGCCTACATCCTTAATAATAAGGAAACGATCAAGCAGATGACCGTCACCGTCCTGACCGTCTGGGCGAATCACCTGGATCAGCCGGACGCCTGCCTTGAGGATTCCTTTTCCGTGGTTCGGGCCGACCGCAATTATACCGCTGTGACGTTCGAACTCCAGAACCCGCTCGTTTTTGACGATATTTTGCCCCGGCATTTCTGGAGCAAAACAAAGTGCCGACACACCTACGGCGATATCTACTGCGGCCACACCGGCGGGGCCTGCAACGGCACCCAGGACAACTGCATCGCAAACGGGAACAGGCCGAACTTCGGCGGCTGCCCCATGATGAAAAGGAAATGGCTATGAACACCGACCAATATCTCAATATCCCGTTTTCGGAGTGCGATTGTTTTGCCCTGGCCGCCCGGGTCTACCGGGACCACGGGATTGACATCGGGCATTACTCCGAGCCGGATTTTTCCGAAAAGTGGGAACCGGTTTCAGATCCCAAACGCCTGGATCTCATCTACGTGGATTTCCCGGTACAGGGGGAGCATGTCGGTGTCTGTATCGGTCACGGCAAATTCATTCATGCCCTGAAAAAGAGAACCCCTGTGATCGCAAGTATCGGTTTTTGGTCACGACACATCAAAGGAATTTACAGATGGCGGAAATAACGTTTAAACCTAATCCGTTCGAACCAAAAAAAATCTGTCTCACCCTGCCCGGCAAAACCATTGAGGACTGCCTGAAAGAGTTCGTTTCCATTCGCCGTGACCTGGCCCCGCTGTTCATCCGGGGAAAATTCCGGGTCACTCTGAACAAGGAGGAACAAAAAGATTTGACCACCCCGGTCGTGCCGCAAGATAAAATTTTTGTGGTGCCGGCGGTTCATGGGTGGGCATTTGTTGGTAAGCTTGTGCTAAAAGCAGTTATCACCGCCGCAATTAGCTACGGCGTCAATGCGGCATTTGGCAAAAAGGCCAAAGCTTACGATGAGCCAAAGTCAAGTCCCACGTATGGGTTCGAAAAAGCCCCAGTAATGGTTGAGGGTGATCCTATTTCTCTGCACTTTGGTCGGACCCAGGCCGCCCCGGCGATCATGGCCGCCTACCTGGAAAATGTATCGAGTTATGAGTTCGAAAAAAGAAAATCTGATGGGATAAATTTCACGTTTTCGAACAAGGCTTTTTCTGAGTGGAAAAACAGTTTTACTATCACAAAAGACCCGGGCGTAGCTGATAAAATCAAAGGTGTTACTCTATGTTTTAATTCGGTAAAAATTGCCGATGAAGCTTATGGTACTGTGAGCCCCGAAGAGGGAAGCACGGGCGCGGGGTATAGTGGTGACTTTGGTGGCGGTGGCGGTGGGGTGAGTGGTATGACAATCATCCACACAGTGAACAAAATGCTAAACGTGAGATCCCGCTATCAGCAGGATGGCGGGATGTGGAGTGACTGGGGAGCATGTCATACGGATTCGGAAAGTAAGTTGGATATTTCCGGCTTGAACGCGGATGTTATCAATTTCGAGACCGAGGTCCTCAACGTTTACACCTCCGCAGGCAGCGAAACTCAAGAGAAAGAGACCAATGAAGAGATGAAAAATATACTCTACAATCAAGAGTATATTGAGTGGAATAAGGTCGAAGCTGAGATGTTCCAAAAAGATATCCGGGCCGATGAAAAGCAATATCTTAATCTCCTCCTGGGCTGGGGGCACGGGGGAATAGCCGGGGTTGAGGAAACTACAGTCAACAACCAAGCCATCAATTATTATGCTGATACCGAAGATCCAGACAGTCAAAACGTCCAAATAGCTCATAACCTTGGGACTGTCGATCAGGAAGCTCTCCCGGGTTTCGATGACACAATCGTTCCCGAGGAATCTGCATCATTCCCCTTTGATCTGGTGCGCACCGGCCCTACGGTCGCCATAATCACCACCGAGGCCACCGAGGCTGACCGGATTACTATCGGATTTAAGACCGTCCTGTACAATGCAGGTCGTAAGATTGACTATGGTTTTATTGACATGACCGTGGAAGCCATGCCCGCTGCATGGGATAAGGATCTTGAAGCCGATTGGGTAGCACACAGGGATTATTCTCGGGCATTTTCTTTGATCTCGAAAAACACGAATGCCACCTACAAGTCCCTGCAGATCATATCTATCCCAGCAGGGCCTCACCACATCCGTGTGACCCGGTATAACGATTCGTGGTCCAGTGACTTTGATCAGTCGGTTTTGACCTGGCAGTACTGCAACACACACACGCCGATAGGTTACCGGTATCCGGGCATTGCCTGCACTGCCCTGACTCTCCTTGCCACCTCGAAGCTCTCCGGGAGCACGCCGGATATCAAGGGGATTATCAAGGGATTGCTCCTCAAGGTCCCAAAGCTCACTATTGCCGGGGTTCAGGTGGAATTCTCGGATTGCTTCTGGGATGATTTCGACGAGGTTTACAGGTACCACGGTGATACCACGACCCCCTGGGGTACGGTCTGCACCTGTGACACGGCAAACATGGTGGAACAATGGACACCGAACCATTTCTGGATTTATTACAACTGCCTGCTGAATAATTTCTGGGGCCTGGGCGACAAGGTGTCAACCGAGCAGGTTAATTTTTCGGACATCTTGGCCGCGTCCAGGTGGGCAGATGAGCTGGTTAAAATCAGCGCGGACTCTTCCTATATTTTCGATGTCTCCGCCGTAAATATCGACTCGATTGCCTACACGGCCACCACCGTCACGACCGTTGCCACCCCGGCCATTGCTTGGGATATCGATCTGGGTAAAGACAAATATGTTGAGATCCTCACCGGAGCTGGTGCCGGACAAATTCGGAAAATAACCGGTAACACCGCAACTGGGGAGATCACGGTGACCCCGGCCATGGCCCCGATTCCAGCTGCTGGCGACAGCTTTGTGATCCACCAATTTATGCACAAGCGATTCGAATTCCATGGAAGTCTGGACCGGTTCATGCGGGTTGTTGACGTCTTTAAAGATCTCCTCTTCACGGCCCGGTCCCATCCGGCAGGCATCGGCAAAACCTACACCGTGATCACGGACCGGGACAAACCAGCAGACGGCACGCTCAATATGAGCAATGTCATTGCCGACTCCTGGTCTGAGTCCATGCCGTTCAGCCGTCCGACGCATTTCCGGGCCGACTTTGTTGACCAGGATAATGATTTTGAGACGTCCACTTTTGAGCTTGTCGATTACTATTCTGCCGACAACCAGGGCGGGTACCAGATGGGCGACAAACGCACCGAAACCAGCTATCAAATGTGGGGAGTAACGACCCTTGCCCGGGCCGTGGGCCTGCTCACCTACCACCGCGACAAAGCTCGTCACTGCTCCCGGACGGCTTCATGCGGCATGATGCTCGACAATATCACCATGGTCCCGGGGGATGTGATCCGGTTACAGCACGACTCCGGCGGGTGGGGCTGGGGCGCCCGGTGTGTCGCCGTCGGCTCAAACTACATTGACATTCCAGATCCTGTGGAGCTTTTCAGTGGTCATTCCTATCTGCTTAAAATGCGGATCGCCAATATTGACACGGAGTATGAGGTGGACGAGGCCGCAAGTATCACCCATGCCGCTGGCGGCGACATCACCCGCCTGTACATCACCGGGACCTGGACATCGACTCCTACTACTTATGAGGACTTGTGGATTCTGGAAGATGAAACCGACGGCGTGGCTGGGAAACTGTTCACCGTGGAATCCGTCCGCCGGAAAAACAATAATTCGGGCACGGTCCAGCTCCTGGAGTATAACGAATCGGTCGATGATGACCGCCCCGTGGTTCCTACGAAAGTCGTGTCATCGATCCCCTCCGTGCTGCCACCCGCACCCAATGCTGTAACCCTGGAGATCGTGTGGGAGGAAGTCAATGCGCAGTGGACCGCTTATCTTGTCGCCGTTATTGATGCGAAAAATACGCAAAATATTGGTGGAAATTCGTATCGAATCAAGGTTGATTGGGTTGACGGGGTCTCCATAGCGGTCCCTAAAAAGTATCAAATGACTTTCGACTCGACCACCCCCGATATAAAAGTCCCGGCTGTTGATTTTCAGGATATGACCGTATCTGTGATTGCGGCGGTTTTAACCCCTGGCGGTATCCTTGGTCCTTACTCTCCTGTGGTCCAAAAATATGTTGATGTTGGGACTCCTCCCACTTCGCTGACTGACACATTTGTCGAGGATGCCATAATAAGGTGTAAATCAGGGCAGGCAAATGGGATTGTTGATATGTTATGGAGCTATACATATGCTGATATTGCTAACCTGGATGGGTTCGCTATTATTTATCGGATTCAAAAATATCTGTGGTCCTGGGTAACAACAGCTGTCTTAGGAAGTACAGCCACAATGATCCCAACATTGGAGGTTCCCCCTGGAAGTGAGGCACAGGCAGCAGCAATAGACATTCAGACAAACATGCTCCAGTGGAAAGCAGATGGGCGTTTGTTCTGTTTTTTCGGTTTGTTCTATGGTGACGATTACGAAATATTTAAGGTTGACCTTATTGCTACATCTGTCGATCAAATCCAAAATTATTCGTGGGTTATGTTGAGAGGCGAAGAGGGAACGACAGCAGCAGAATGGCCTATTGGTTCTGTCCTGTCTTACGTCCCATCTGAATACATAGATGCTATGGAGTTTATACGGAACCCGTTACAGGTATCAATCGGGTTTCCGCAACCACTGGCGATTAAGGATAACGTACACTCGAGTATAGCAGCATATAAAATGATACCTGTCGCACCAGGATATAAACGCTCTAATTTATCTATCTGGGACGTGGAGTATATATGAAGCAGTCATGTTTTAGTGTGCCTGGTAAAAAAGTAGATGGCAGTATTGAATCGATGCAGAAAACCGTCGGCTGGTGGCTATCCGCTGATTTCACGGTTGACACCGGTACGGGGGATGTCACAGGCTCAGGCATTATCATCGACCCAGGCGGGGAAGCAATTCCCGGGCAGTCGGAAGGTATTACCGGCTGGTACGACGGGGTGAAAACATGGCAGATCACAGACGGGGGAATGACTATTGACACCGGTGATTTCGGCCAGGGCCTCATTGTTGGGGATCTTGCCGATGGGCTTGGCTGGAACATGAACGCCAGAGGGTTATTTGGGTACGCGGGAAAAGATGGCGCTCAATTACTTGAAGGGCACGCTTTCGCTGTCGGTAATTCCATTCCCTGGCAGCGTGGAACCCCTTTCGGACTTACACCTGATAATTCTTCTTTTTCTCTCGATGTTGGAGATGTGGTTCTTGGCGGGTTTAACTATAGTGCTGGTCTTTTTTGGGATCAAAGCGAAAAAGAATTTCACATTAAGGGGGCGGTTTTTACTGGTCCAGTTTTTGATGCCGGGGCAATTGACTATTCTAAAATCAGCTCTGGCCCCCCTGCCGACGCCGATAAAACCAGCAGCAACACCGCCGCTAATGTAACTGGGCAGGGCTCTCTCGCCACTGCCAATTTTGCAAATTGGGCCACGCAAGTGGACGGAACTGGAAAACCTGCTAATGGTGCGGATGTAACCACTACGGCCATGTACTCAACATCCGTTGTCAAAGATTCGGGTAATCTTCAAATGAATGCGGGTGCAGATGTCGTATTCCGTGGAAACAATGTAAATACCTCCGCTATTCGGTTTGAGCCTACGACAGACGCAACTAAGTGGACAAAGATTGAATCACACTATGAGGGCAATGTTGGTGTAATGGAAATACGCCCCCATTCATCATCCGGTGATACCGAATTGCGCTTAGGCAAAACAGGGTATTTATGGTCCGCCGTGCGCATCGATACCACAGGTAATGTAAACATAACGGCCAACCGGGTTACAGTGAACGGTAGCACCGTATTGGATACGGGGGATATAGGTACATCCAGTGGGCAGGTTGCTGCAGGTAATCATGGACACGGTTCGACATACGCTGCTTATACACATTCCCATAACCAGTACTCATTGACCACGCATGGACACACTGGGTATGCTTCTTCGACTCACTCCCATGCATGGTCGGCCATCACAAGCAAACCCATGTTAGATCTGCATTTAGGATATACTCAATCTACCGGATCATTACATCCTAATTCACACCTGAACCATGGTTTAGGTAAAAGTGGCTATGCCTGGCATTCGGCATACATCGGTACGGTTCATTATGCTGCATTAGGTGGTCTCGATAATGAAGACGATCTATCTCTGATTGATATGTTTGGACCGTTACTTGATGCGGATGGGAAGGACTCTATTGTGGATGGTATGCAGGTATTAGATACTGGCGCAATACCCACTCTTGTAACGAATAAGAAACAATTAGCGATGGAGCTATCCAACCAAGTCCAACGTACTATTAGTATAGATGAGTTAAATTCCTATTTATCAAACAAAGCATCCCATTCGCAGATAGATGTGGATGAGTTACGCAGAGGTGTATTCGTGAATGCGGGCAAGATCATTCCATTGGTCGTAGGGGGTGTAAAACAGCTCAACCGCGAAGTTACTGAGGACGTGATGGAGCAGTTAAATCACGTCCTGGAGAACGTAATTATTCGATTGAATAAATTAGAAAAAGTGGGAGTATAACATGGAAGAAAGCAGCAAGCCCAAAACAGAAGCAAGCAGTCTCGAAATCATGCTCAAACAAGCGTATCAGGTCGGAAGGCTTGAGGGGGAATTATTCCATCTGAACGGAGAAGTAACACGACTGAAAGAGGCGCTTGCCCAGGCCGAGAAACCGCCGGCAAAAACCACAAAAGGTAGCGCAAAGGAGTAACATGAAAGGCAAGCTTATGTGGGATAAAGTTTACAGTCGTGAGGTGGGTTGATGTTAAAAACAGGGTCTATCGATTTATATTCAGATGGGTATGATCATATGCAAGGAGTTCAGAGGGATGCTGACTATGCTTATGTTTTCAATGATGATTTTATAAATAAATATTCTTTAAATTCAAATGGGGAACTAATACCTGGAGCCGTATTATCGAATAATGACATTCTAAATGTAGCCAATGGTTTGCAAGATTGCAACTATATGGATTCCCCTTGTCTTCATGAAGGAAATTTATATGTTGTTGTGCGTGATACTTCAGACAACAATCCTTGCTTTATTGTTACATTTAATGCAGAGACATTATCATACGTATCAAAGGTTTCAATTGATACAACTAAAATAAAGAAAGGCTTTGCTATTGATGGTGATGCTGGGTTGGCCTATCTCGTTAACGTTGAAGACGATATTCTTTGGGCGTACAACTTCCCTACCTTCAGCAGGTCGTCTGGTGACGATATTGCTCTTGATTTTTCCGATGTTGAAATATCTTCCCTCGGTTTTACCGCCCCTCTCACTGCCACTACACAATGTCTATCTTTTCATGACGGTTATTTTTATTTTGATACAAATAAAGCGACAGGTTATACA